AAAGAAATATTTGATATTTATTTTAATAACTCAATGGATTTTAACGATTTCATTGATTTAGATAAGATGGAGTATTTGGAGGAAAGCACCTTTAAGGGGAGGGAAATAGTCGCATATAAAGATGGTTTTAATAAACTCCGGTTGCTTCACCGCTTCCTGAATGAAGCTGTTTTTAACAGGATCAGCCTCATGGAGGATGTTGTCTTTTCTTATAGAAAAAAAGTTAATGTATTTAATTGTGTTTATCCGCACAGAGATAGTAACTTTATATTCAAAACAGATATCAGGGACTTTTTCTCTTCGTTCTCTAGTAATTTCATAGAGAGAAAGTTAGACGTAATTTTTAATGACTTTATTATATGTGATATAAATGAGTATTTACTAAAAATAGTTGATGTTGTTAGTTTTAAAGATATCCTCCCAATGGGCTTTTCAACATCGCCCTCCTTAAGCAATATACTTTTCAGCAATGCTGACATTATGTTGAAATCATTTAGCATGGATAATGACTATATTTATACTCGGTATTCAGATGATATAATCATATCTTCAAAGAACGAAATAAATAAAGCAACCCTACTCACTGAGGTTCAAAAAATAATAGGTTCTGAGAGCGATCTTTTCATTTTAAACACTGATAAGACTAAACTCCTGAGAAAAGGAGGTGTTCGGAAAATAATGGGAGTTTGTATTATGCCTGATGGTTATATATCTGTCGACAAAACGATAAAAAACAATATTGAAACAAAGTTGCACTATGTCTCTAGATTAAGTAACGTAAATTCTCAAGATCCTGAGTTAATGGAAATAAAAAGATACTTGTCAGGCATGATAAATTACATAAGTACGATTGATAATGGTTATATAAACAAGCTAAAAAGAAAGTACGGTTCAACTATTGTAGAAATGTTCCTTAGAAAGAGTCTTGTTAAATGAAACTTGAATTATCAATAAATAAAATACAGCATCTATCCAGCCTTAATGCAAGCTTTGACTTTAGTGAGAGTAAAATATTTTGTATTGTTAGCCATAATGGGATAGGCAAGACAACTCTAATAAAATCAATGGGGATTTTATTCCAGCCAACAATCTTTGTAAAAACATCAAACCCATTTATATTTAATACGGATAGCGAGTTATTAATAGACTTTGATGGTGAACACTATGAATACAAATATAACCCTTCCATCAAGCAAATAGATTGTAAGAATAATGTAAACAAACAGAGCCTAGGAGTTGTCGAACTACCAGTGCCTTACGGGAAACGTTATGGCTCTTACTCAAGATTGAATGAAATTGATGGTAGCTTAAGAGTTAAAATAGCATTTAAGGAGTACGCAACTCCCAAGCAGTTAATAGACTTTTTAAATTTCATATATCCTTATAAAGATTTTTCCGACCTCAAGTCAGTAGAAATAAATGGTGAGGAGTATTTTTTTAGAATTGTAGGGGAAACCAACTATATTCGAGAGGATCACTTTAGCTCCGGTGAATACTTTGTAATTAATATATTTAGAATCATTAATTCAGATGCGAAGCTGGTCATAATTGATGAAATAGATATGTCGTTAGATTCTTACGCACAAATAAAGCTCGTGAAGCTAATAAAGCAATCCAGTGAAGAAAGCTGTAAATTTTTTATATTTACCACCCACTCTCTTGCAATGCTAAAATCCATTGATGATATTGGCATAGACATTTACTACCTTGAAAATTCAAATGGTAGTGTTGATCTAAAGAAAAGAGGTTACAGCTATATACAAGGAGTGATGTTTGGATTTAAAGGTAGCGATAAATACATATTAACAGAGGACGTTGTTTTAAAAGAATATATTGAAATGAAAATTAAAAAAATTACAAACAACGCTGAATTCAATAAAAAAGAAAAAGTTGAGGTCATTAGCATAGGCGGTTGTGATAACGTTATTGATTTTTATAAAAAAAACAAAATTGACTCTTTTTTGTGTGATAGGGATGAGAAAGTATTTGTCATTTTAGATGGGGATGTTAAGGACGAAATTATTGAAAAGAACAAATCTATTGCATCTAAGTTACATTTCTTACCGTTCGAATCAATTGAAAAAGAAATCTTTAAGAAATACATAAGTACGCAATACAATTTACCTTTTGTTGGTAAGCTAAAAGGAAAGCCTGAAAAGAGAAATAAAAAATACTTTGAAAAATTGACTAGAAGAAAAGGATTTAATATGGAAAAAATTTTCGCAATTGCAGAAAAAGATAACAATGATGCTGTTTTGGCATTTGAACAAAGGCTCTCATATTTTTTAAAACCGTAGTTGCATGACAGTAGTATATTACAGTTATGACAAGTGTGTTCGGCCTCGGATTTTTATTTTCGCCACCACATCTGTCATGACCATATTTTATTAATGCAACATAATGTTAGTTAAGTCTTCTTCTAGTTTTAGCCGACTTACCAAACTAGGTATCGAACTAATTCAGTACATGAGAAATATAGTTCAAGCCCCATATCGCGGGGCTTTGCAGACCTATTCTGGAGTAAGCTCATAAGAAGTAAACCTGATCACCTCCTCCCCAAACCACGCATTCAACTCCTTAAACCGTTCCTGCAACGGCGTCAGCTCATTGCGAACAAACACCTGAGACGCCTTAACTGAATCACCAAACCCGCCGCTGTTCTCCGGGATAATGCCCATCATCTGCGGTGGCACACGGTGCGCGCAAAGCAGATCGTTCTGGCTGGCTTTCTTGATATTGAAGAAATCGTCTTTCGTCGCGACTTCACTCAGCGGCAAAATTTTGATCCCGTCCGGCTTGCCGTTTGGCGCGTACATGAACAGGTTGCGGAAATTGCCCAGACCTTTTGTGCCCCGCATAGCTTTGCGCATCTGATCGATGTCCGAGCTGCTTTGTGCCGCATCTGTCATATACAGAATATATCCGGCGTGCGCGCCGTTCTGGTAGTACTTACGGCGAAACAGTGTGGCGGCCTCATTCAGCCAGGCAGAGTTCAGGGCGCTGAGATATTCCGGCAGGCCGTACAACTCCTGATTAATGTCCGGTTCAATCAGATGAAACACGCTACCGGCTTCAAACTGATGCGCGTCCTTCCATTGGCACAAACCAGTATGTATCCGGCTCAACGCCACGCCGTGCATATTTGGCGGGCACGGTTTTCATCACCACGGCGTCGCCGAGCTGGTTGCGGATCACTTCTAAAAACCCATTCCCGAACACCAGGTAATCCAGGGCAAACCGGCTGAACTCCTGCTGTGATAACAGCGGGTGCGGGACAAACGTCGAGGCCAGAATATTACGTTTCACATACAGCGAGGAGCTGTGATGCACCGCTGCGCGCAGCGTGCGAGCCAGTCCGTCAAAGCTAACCGGAGGCTCGTACCACTGGCCGTTACCCGTGCATTCGATGTAGTCCAGAATTTCGCGGCGGTCTAACACCGGCGTCGGGTCGCCAAAGCTGAACGCCTCCGCCCCGCCGGTCTGCTGCGTGGTGGCGGTGACTGTGCTTTGTGTCGGCTTGCGGAATTTGCGCTTACTCATATTAATAAAACTCCAGAATGTTAGGGCTTTGGCCGCCGTTCGCGGCGGTCAGGGGTTCGTTAAGCAGTGCGTGCATGATTGCCCAGGCGACATCCGCGTGACTGGCCTCCTCGCTGCGGCTGGCCTCATAGGTGGAGCGGCTGCCGCTGGCGGTCATGGTTTTGCGAATAGCCATGAATGACGATGTGATGTCTTTGTGATTGGTGTCGTATTCCAGGCGGCCTGACGTGATGGTGTCCTTCGCTTTCAACACCATTTTCGTTTTGGTTTCCGGGCTGTAGCGAATCTCCATCGCGGCGGGGAAGAACTGCCGAACCAGCTGGAAAACGCCCTGACCGATGCCGGTGGCGTCCACGCCGATGTATTCCACGCAGTACCGCTTCGTTAACTCCTCAATGCTTTTGGCCTGTGCGGCAAAGTCCATGCCCTTCCACTGGTGGCGTTCCAACACGCGGAATTTGCCCCCGTCCACCAGCGGCGGAGCCACGACGGCGCAGCCCGCGCTGTCGCCGGTGTGTGATGGGTCGTAACCAATCCAGACGGCGCGATAACCAAACGGACGCACGGCGAACGGGCTGAAATCCTTCCACTCCTCCGCACTTTCCACCATGCAGCGTTGCAGCTCGGCAAACGGGAATACGGACGCCTGATCGTCTACAAATTCGCACATAAACAGGTTGCGGAAATCCTCGGCGCTGTTTTCCTGTTTCAGCGTGTCGATGTTGAAAAGGTTACAGCCACCGGCTAACGCGTCTTCAATGGTGACGATTTGCCGCCACTGGCCATCCTCACAAAGCCGACCTTTCGCCAGGACGTGATGGCCGATATCCAGCTCAATCCTGTCCCGAGGATTTTCCCGCCCCTTGTTGAACAGTTCGCCCGACCAGAAAGGATAAGCGCCGTGTGTGAGTGCTGATGGGGTGGAAAAATACGTGGTGCGCAGATGTTCCTGCGACGCCATGCCGCTGGCGACCTTGCGCAGCTTCTGGAAGTTCGGGATCCAAAAGATTTCATCCACGTACAGGTCGCCGTTATGGCTTTGGGCGGTGTTGGAGTTGGTGCCCAGGAAAATCAGCTTTGCGCCGTTGTTGCCGAGCACAATCGGGTCGCCGGTCAGTTCAACATCGACCAGGCGCGCAAACTGAATGATGTACTCACGGAAAACGTAAGCCTGGGTTTTACTGGCCGACAGAAAAATCTGGTTATGCCCGGTGGGAGTGCGCGCAGCAGCGCTTCCCGTGCAAAGAAGAACGTTGCGCCAATCTGGCGAGATTTAAGGATGTCGCGGATACAGTGTTTAAGCCCTGCGTCATACCACACACGCTGATACTGGAAGCACTGAGCCAGAAAAATATCCTCCAGTTTTTCCAGCGCCTCGTCACTGAAATAGTTCTTGGTCGGCTTCTTGCGATCCCTCTTATTCCTGTTGGCGACCTTCGGATTTAAATCGGCCTCGTTCCCGCTCTGGCTGTAGCGGTTCACCGTTATCTTTGAGCCATAGGTATGCTGGCATAGCCATTGTTAACAACTCCTTATGTTTTGTAGGGAAAAAATACACCCAAAAAAACCACTTGAATAATATGGACTTGTACCGCAAAGCAGGGATTTTCTATTTTGCAGGCAAAGCATTCAGTTGGTAGATAATTGCTATGTATAACATTCAGAAATATATGGAAATCGTATGAGAAAAAACCCAAAAAACTGTATAAATAAACAGTCAAGTGAAGTGGAAATGGAAGGATTACAAATGGCTGCATTGTTGGAGAGGATCGCGTTAATTGCCAAATTAGCCACATCTACAGATTGCGATCATGACGAACGTGAGATGAAAGAAAGACTGGATAATTCAGTTTAGACTGGCACTTTTTTCAGGGAGGAGATCATTCCCACATGATTTCCGCGTGAATAATCAATAGGGCATTTGGCTGGCGATTACCGTTTACTCGCCTAATATATTATCTAATGAGCATTGCTCATAGGGCGGTTCTACCCCCTTTTTGTTCGTTATATTTAATGCTTAATTTTTCTGGGGAAGGATAAATATTTGAAAAAAAATGAAGTTTTTTCTCTTAAGTGGGATCGCTGGCAGCTGTGGGTTATTTAACACTGTGAATGCTCTGGCAGCCTGTACTCCCGCAACAGGGAATAACGTGAG